CGTGAAACACTGCAGCAAGCTGCAGCAGGCATGTTCACAGGAACGTCAGAGGGCCCCTCCACTGGCACGCAGTGGATATATCCTCTTGCTTACTCTATTTTAGGCTGTTCACCACTAACTCCTGGCGCTCTTGCCCATGCCAAGCCCTTCAGCTTGTGACACGAGAGTACTGGGCACCACCCCAGCAGGCAAGACGGACCCCCAACCAGTCGCGGTGGGAACACTCACGGCGAAGCGACATTAGGCAACTACGATGGCAGCCTCTTCTGCCACGCCCTCAAGATACTGAATTGCTCTATTCTCCGCGACTCTGAGACCATAGGACATAGCCTTACGCCCAGCATACCTTGCCACCATTTGCGCATCATCCTTGAATCCCTCGCCCAAAGTATGCCACCAAGATGGCTTCTTTGCGCTCATGACCGCAGCGTGCGCCTGGACATTATGGGGCATTGTCGGCGTGCTGGTAACCGCCATACCTATGTTCGTAACAGGCGTCCACTCAACAACGTTGGTGAGCCTGATTGAGAGCGAAGTAGCAGCAGGGTAACCACGCCATGCCAACAAAATGGCATTATTATCTGAAGGATCAGAAAGTGGTGCCGTGCCGGCGGAACCACCTGTGTTCAATACAGTTGCATAGGATGAATCCAGCTGGCCTGGGAACCACTTCACGTCGTATTCTCGCTTAGATAAAACAGAACGCTGATTAGCGATCTGAAAGATCCCATCAACGGAATACGTGCTCAAAGTGCTTATCAGGGAGCTGGAAATCACAGCCACCCCTACCTCACCCGTCATGTTAGTGACGGACACGGCTGATGGAATCGCAGTGATGCACGCTGCCAAAGGCCTGGTCTTGTTAGCGCTCGCCCCCAAGAAAGTGGTGGCGGGCCCAACAAAGAACAGGGGTGAAATAGCAGCGGTTGGAAGAGCATTACCGCCAGTTAAGTAGCTGTTTGATGCGGGGATAAAAACGACAAATCCGCATGTATATCCCGCAGTTGTATTGGCCGAAAAGTCTTGCACAAACCTCTGAACAATACCAGATTCCCCACCGTAGTAAGAAATAGGAGTAGCATCGCAAGGATTGGCAAGAAGGCGCTGGATGGGGGTAAGACCAGAAGAGACAACAACACGGCGTGACGACCGCTTGCGCCCGGCCTTGTTGGCGGGTTTCCCTTTCTTTTGGGCATTGTTCTTAGCCATTATATGGTATATAGACTGTTAATGTTATCGCTTGAAAGTAATGGTGTATCGCTTTCACCGTGGCGGCTGAGCGGCATCGTGCGCAGGTGCCACTCAATGCTAATCTGATCATTGGCCGGTATGCCGAATGCCTGCTCGAAAGAGGAGCGTGCAACAGAGGTGATCGTAGCAGGTTGTGCCTTGAAACCCGAACGAGCTTGTATCACATGCTGCTGGCCAAGACCATTAAGTACTTCTAAAGAGAATTTTCCGGTTCTGCCGTTTCTTATGCCAAAATTGTAGAGCTCTTGTAAGATGGGAACGCCAGCCGCCATGGACAGACCACAAATCCCAACGGAACGAAGGTGTACCAAATAGTTAGACCAGTTGTCACACCTTGCACCACATGCGAAGTCAGTGTTCAATGCTTTCTTGGGATTTCTTACAAGAACCCAACCTTGACCAGTTTGAACTGGCCTAGCTTGGCAGAATTCCACCTGCTCTGGGATGTAAGCAGGCGCCTCGACCTTCATGCGCAATCCCCATGACAGGTACCACGCATCAAGCCCGCGCAACAGGGGCAGACACCTAGATGGGAGGAACAACAGAAGGTCGTCCCCATCATTGAGAATGTCAAACTGCAATAAGGAATTTTCCATACAAAACTGCTTGATGAGCATGCACATGATGACAATGTTGCCTAGAGATGTGTTCTGGTCACCGGAACACCTCATAGCACCAATATCAGCACGTACAAACCCATCCCTGCAGCGGCCAATGCCCTTATTACAGAGCTGGTGGCTAAGCAACTCTGCAAGGAACCTATCATTAGGAAAAAGTCGGGTGTAAACATTGTGCTCAGCCTTAAGCAATTGGGCTTGGACGCACTGGTCGAACCGACTCGCATCGAGCCCGACGCACGCCCACCCATGCTTTAGCTTGCTAACAATGCACTCCGCTTTCGCCTGCTGGGTAAGTCCTTTAGCTACAACCGGCGTGTCGGATCCAAACCACTCCTGGAGTGCCGGATACATATGGTGCTCAACGACCATAGTGTACCGGCCTAACAAGTAGTTGAATCCGGGTGAGCGCGGCGAGATAATTCGGGGCACTTGCTGTTTGGTCCACAAAGTGGATTCAAACTTTGTAAAGAAACTAAGCTCAGCCAGTTTTCCCAGACTGGTCTTGTTCAGCCTAAGATGCTTCAAGGCACTCTCATACAACTTCCTCCTGGGGCCGGTCCTTGTAGCTAGAAAGTCGCTACCGGTAGCTCGGACGAGGGGGCCGATGATGCTAGATATCTCGATAGCTCTCGGGAACAGATCAGTCTCTGGCCTACGACAGGGAGGCTTAGTGGTTCCAAGGTCATCAATGAAGTAAACTCTCTCCTTGAAGCCACTAACCAAATTCTCCACCGTCTTCCTAAAAGGATGCAGGGGCACAGCTCCAAAGCCATGGAGGGCCCTAAAATACTTACCAGTTGGTCTCCGGATGGGGTTGTAGCGGACTACGCGGAGCCCCCTTGGTTCCGGGGCTCTACTGACGTAATCAACGCATTCAACCTCACGCCGGCACCACTATGCGCCCATGGGTCCACCATAGGCACCAACAAAAGCGAGAGAGCCTCGCTTGCGCCGCTCCCGTATGGTTTTCTCATCCTGGTAAAACACGGCGGTCACCATCTCCTCGATTATGTCGCTGATGTCACCGGGGTGCATCCCATGCGCCGTCATCTCTCGTACCATGTGGGATCTTGCAAGATCCTCATTAGCTGCAGTCGCAGCATGGCCATTATACTTGTGACGCGCGAGATGGACGACGTAGCTGAGGTACGCCCCGCTGACCACAGATCCGTTATATGGCTGATGCATATACTTCTCGCGCTTAACAATGCGCCTATAAGCAGGAGTGCGTGAGCTGCGGATAGTTGAGAGAGTCCTTCCGGTGAATCCCGGAGGGCCAGAATCCTCTGACAAACTATCCTCGCTCCCACCACCCACTTCAGGTACATCGATAAGGCTGACTTTATCAGGAGCTTCACCCGGCTCACAATCCCTTGTAGGAGGAGCGTAAGGTGCGTGCTTGTAGACTACAGCTGTGACACCAACCGCTCGATGACACGATGGCGGACAATGTCACAGATTTTGTCCCGGCCAAATCTTGCAGCCTTGATAGCCGCTTTAACAGCAAACCACCCGCCAAGGGCAAGCACCCCAAGCTGCAAGGTTTGTCCGACGGCAGCACCTGCTCCCCTACTGATTGCTGCTCGGACCCTTCTATTATTCTGTCTACGCAATTCGTTTTGAAGTTCATTTTCGGCCTTACGGTCGGCCTCCCTACGTTCAACCCTACGACGCTCGACAGCCGCGGGCAAATTCGCAATTTTGTGGATAGTACTCCTAACGTCATCTATTCTGTCTAATGCGTCCGCAAGTATTTCCATTATCTTTCCCCAATTTATAGGAAGTTACAATTTACGCGCTATTAAGCTACGCCCTATCTTCAAACCCGCTAGGCGAGAGATTGTTGGTACGCAATGGGGTGCGCAAGTCTCAACTAGCCTGGTGAGC